ATTAGATAGTCTTTCAATCATAAGGTAATCCTTTTGACCTTCAAACTGTTCTAGTAAACGAGAATAGATACGATTGTATGTTTGCTGTAATGAAACTAAATCAAATCCAAGGCTGTAACCATACGGAGTGCCAGCTCTTGGTTGCCATCGCAATGGAATAAATGGAAACGAATCACGTTTCTTATAAGGCCAAATACCAGCGTATAAAAGCGTGGATTCAGTAGCAACAATGTATCTACCCTTTTCATACTGCTTGCTTGGTTTCTCCCAATACTCATAAACTACAGCAGCGTTTTTACGTCGGTCGTGATTATTTAAGTGTGTAACAGATGGTGGAATCCATCCACGTCCACCACCATTTGAGTTGTCTAAATAGTTGTCAACGTAACCAGCATTATGGCCAACCATTGCATCAGGCCTAACACTTTTACCTATTTCACCGTATGAATCAACAAACCATGACAATGGCTTAATTGATGCATGAATCATCCATCTAACATCTTCATCGCGTTTTGCGCTGGGGTCAACATACACATCAAAAGCTGGAAGAATTTGCTCAACAATATCTCCAACTTTCATTTCGACGTGACCAACCACAGTATGTGCATCTACGTCCAGCTGTGGCACAATTTGCGTTTTTGATGAATTCCAAAAAACTTTAAGGAATGATGTACCGCAAACACATGCCCATCGAACACGTTCTTTTGTTTGTGTTTCTCTGTCAAACTTTCGATTGTAATGTTTTACTATAAAATTTGCTTCATCAGCAGCTGCTCTATCTTGTTCACTATCTGATAATGCGACGGCTGTTGCATCTGGAGCACATTGCGTCAACTTACCAATAACACCGTCAATCAATGGCCTAATTTTATTTACGGTCATATACCGATTTGGCTCATGCGGACTTTGTAGTTGAACTAGGTTTCTTGTCTGACTTGCAATGCGTAACCATTGCCTACCTTCAAAAAACGCTACAGCTAAAGCCCACTCTAATTCTTGCTCTTGCCTTGATCGCTGTGCTGATTGAAATTGATCAGAAACAAATTTTGCAACGCGCATGCCTTCTTCAGGCTGTTCACGCGGGTCTACTTTCCAGTCTGATGGTAGATGGTCAAGTTTTAAATTGTCTTTGTCTGCTAATTGCAAACTCTTGACAGGGAAAGACCCAATTGTGCCGGGTGCAGATGGCTTTTTAAATGCAGATAGGCGTACATCTTGCGTAGCGCCGCCGTTTAACAATTGTTGTATATCCATGCTTACACCCACTTCTCGTCATTAATAATCCGCTCGTAATATAACTTTGTGTCTTTAATGTCGGACAATAATGTAATGGCTCTAAATAGTATTAACGTAGTAGTAATACTAAATACAACGAGCACTGCCAATATCGCAATTAACATCAAATCCAGTTATCTTCCTTAGATTTTTTATACCAACTAGGTAAACCAAACTCTTTACCTGATTTACCTTCTCCAGTCTCAGGACATTTTACTGGGTATTCTCGCCACATTACTCCATAGCGGAAACTATCAATAGCGTGATCGTTACGTGTTCCGTTGTCAATCTCATCAGCATCTTTTGTGTGTGTCATTGTTTCAGACAACTGTTTAATTAAATTAGGGCAAGACCCACGAACAATTTGCAATTTTGGTCTTAGTACGCCGTTTACAAATTCAGATGCAGCCAACCATTCTTTTGTTCTTGCCCATCCAGCCTTGCGGTCTTTAACAGCACGTACTGCGGGTAAATTTTTATCCCACCAACATTCAACCGGATATTCACCAATTCGTTCTTCAACATTTTTAGGTGGGAATGTATTTGCCCAGTCGTAAGCAATAGCCTCTAATTTAGTATTCCATGCACCTGAACGCTTGTTCTTATCTGCCGGAGTAGCTACTTTATGTTTTTCCAAAAACTCGCAAACTAGTTGTGCCTGATCTGAAGACACTTTTCCAGCTTCATACCATTCACCTAGAACGTAAACATTTTCTCGCTCGTCACTTGCATACAACAAGAAACAAGCTGGTGCACCAGTACCGTAGTCATGGCTTGCCCAATATCTCCACCACGGTTGTGCCTCAACATGATCAACAACATGCCAAGGCGTTCCGTCTTGTGCGTATTCACGGAAGTCTGGGAAAAAGCGTCCGCCTACACCAACATCGTGCTGGCATTCTCGCAAAAATGAAATTAATCCAAAGTCTTCAATTTCACGTTGGCATACATCTATATTCTTATGCTCCCATGTTGCTTTGCCAGCTGTAATTTTCCAACTAGTGCGACCATCTTCTTTTTCAACGGGCATGTATTCCAAGCCCTCAATAGCTGGCACAATAGGAGACTGTATTCTGTTTTGCAACATATCTAACTCACCAGACAAAACACGCGACATTACGCTGTTGCTGTGAATTCGGTTTTGCACAAATACAATAGCGCAATCTCTGCTTTTAGCAGGAAGGATTGTCGCTGTAATAGTTTCAATTTTCTTTTCTACTCTATTGACGCTGTCTCCCAACTCATCAATATCGTCAAGGATAATCATGTCAGGTCTAAGATGGTCAAGCTTAACGCCACGAGCACCAGTATCAAGACCAAAAGCAAGCACATTGAACCCATTAGCAGTACGTAATTTACTAGCATTCCAACCTTTTGAAAAACCATATTGATTGACTGCGCGTTCAATTCCACATCGCTCCATTACTCCAGCAATGTCACTTACGTGCCTATTAGCAGCATCTTGTGTTGCACAAACGTATAGCAGAAAACGCCGTGTGGCTCTTACCGCTGTCCAGCTAGATATAAGCTCAACGGTTGTAGATTTACCACCACCACGAAACCAGCACTCAATCAATGCTGGAGGCGCAACTCCTTGCTCTAATTTGGAGGCCCAATCCCAAGCGCGTTTATGGTGATCTCCAAGTGGTGAATTGGCAGCGTGAGGGGCATTGTGTTTTAACCATTGCGCATAATCAAGTTCTGCACCCGGCAATGCCACAGCTTTACCACTATCATAATCGCCAGTCTCAATTATATTTGTAAGCTCAGATTCAATTGCTTCTAACAAAGACAATGACAACGGCTTGTCTGGCCGTACATGTTTTTTAAAATTCTTCGGAGTAACACGAGTATTAACTAATGGTTTCATTTTCTTCTACAATCTCAGCGTCAATTATGTTTTCGTCTTGGTATGTTTTTAATAATTTACTCACACCAGTCCTGATTAACGTCATCTCATCTGGATCTTTAACAGAAGCTTTAATAACACCTAGAACTTGCATGATTAAACTGTATGCTTGATCTACTTCTAACGTATACGCTTTTGTGTGCATCATGCGTTGTTCTATTTCAATTACCTTAGTTCTCTTTTCAATTAATTCAATAACGTCTTGTGATGCAGCATATGTATCAATTCCATCGTTTATCATTTTTCCTAATGCGGAAAATTCTTCAGTAAATCCGGGATCGGACAACATGCGACTACAAATGACATATTGACTCTTAATATTATTATAGTGATCAAGACTAATGCCTTCAGACGCAGCTTCTGCTCTTACGTCCATTAATGCAGTCAAATATGCTGCATCATCTTTTAGGCTAAATAATTCTGGATCTTCTCTTAATTCATCTATCCTAGAAAGTAATTTAGGTGCAACAGAAGCAAATCTACGTCTTTGAGCAGACCACAATCCTGTCTTAAAAGTTGCTGACTCAATACCAACAGCTGCTTTTCCTCCATGGAATTTGCAAAACTGTCGCCCTTTAATTGCTAAATTGTTACACTGCTTTCCTTCTTGTAATGAAGCACAACAAAGCAATTGCTTGCTTCCGTTTGGTGAATTGCGATAACGCTGTTCTGTCATGGTGTAAAATCGGTCGGAACAAAAGGCCTATCTTTTTTTACTTTTTGATTTGGAAAAACACTTTTAATTGAATTATACATATTACCTACGGCAATGCCAGCCCCTCTGGCATTAACGTGCTGCATTGCTGGCACCACATGTTTAATAAACGGATGTCCAGAATACTGTTTTGCTGCCCAATCAGTAATTGGTTTATCAATTGAGTTATTTGGGTTATTCCAACTTTTTGGCAGCAAATTACCAACACCATTTTTAGACGCATAATCCATTATCATTGGGTCAATAGTTATTCCAGATGTGTAATCTTTTACAAAATTGGCAGCTGGAGCTATAACTGGCATAGCTGGAATCGTCTGTGGTGCTGCGCCAGCAATAAGCGCAAGTAAGCCTTTGACACCAATGTCAGATACTAATCCAGCACCCTCTACCATTAATGCACCTTGCAATGCATTAACCTTGTTGTTAATTCCGGGTTGTTGCAGTGCATTCAAATAATTAGGTACACGAAACATGTACGCATTAGCAGCTTCTTGAGCTACAGGTCCCAGTGTAGATGCTAATGCTGAACCAGCCGCCCCTCCTTTA